ACAAAACGAGAAAAGAGGTTAAACTATGAACCTATACGACCGCAAGAAATATTTAGACGAAATAGACTCTAAAAAATTATTACAAGAACATTATGCAATATCGAAGGGGAGAAGGTGTGGCACAGAACACATAATCGGCGAAGGGTATAAGATAGTTATTTACGATCACGATGCGATTCATTTAGATAGCCCAGCGAAGGCGAGATTAGAACTGGCTGGTCGTAATATTTATCACGTTACAGCCAAAGAACCAGAGGAGTTGGATTTTATTGAGTTATTCAAAAAAGGCTTATATAATAAAAATAATTAAAAAATCGGGTTTAGTGTCAAAAAACACCGAGAAAACACTTGCGGAGGATAAATGACAATATTACTTGAAACAGACTTTGAGATAGGCGATATGGTATGCCATAAGACGGACAGAGAGGAAAAGTTTATAGTTCTGTCGTATTACATAATGGGCTTAGATAAAAGTGGCGTGGTTTCGGTTTACAACGTAGATTGCGGATGCGGGACTGGGGAAGTGCGCAGTTTCAAGCCCTTTGAACTTGAAATAGTGGAGAAAGTAAATGCCAAAAACAAGTAGAAGAACCGAGTATGATATTTTCAAGAAGTTTTGCAACGAAATCGATGCGGGCAAGAACCCGTACTTTACGACCGATAAATACGTTGTAATAAGCCGTACAGCTTGGGATAACAGCGTAGAGAACATTAAACGTGCGATGGAAATGCAGAAGCATGTTTATAACCAAAAAATAAATTGAGGGATATATGACCGAGAAAGATATTTTTAACGAAATGCTAATCCACTTTGCAAAAATAGACGAAGCCGATGCCGGGAAAAGAGCATTAAACGTTGTAGAACAATGTTCATTATTTTATGATAGAGAAACTACTATTTCTAATTTTGCAGATGCCGTGAACTCAAGATATACAAAAATAAGGGCGTATAAATTAGCAACCCCATTTGGGGAAGCGTTTATTGTAACCAGTAGAGAAGTTTGGAGAGAAACGAGAGATTATATAAAAAGTGGGGGCATTGCAAATGCTATAATCAGTACGGAGGTTCTTTAAAATGGACTTAACCAAAGAATACATTTTAATGTGCGAAAAGGCGACGGAGATACAATCCCCAATGATTGACCATGAAGACGGTTGCTTTATTGGTGAAGAAACAGATTTTTGGACGTTGGTTGGCAAGAATAAAGATAAATATGTTTGGCTGCCCCGCCAAGATCAACTTTTTGATATGGTTGATTGGAAGTGTAGTATATCTAAAACAAATTCAAAGTATAGTTGGGCAGTATGGCACGGGGATGCTGGATATGGCTCTTTCAACGACGCTAATTCGTGTGAGCAGGCATTATTAAATATGATTATGATAGAAAAATATAATAAATCATGGGACGGTACGGAATGGGCAACTACCCTAAAACAGTAAAAATAGACTTCCCTTCCGGTGCTACTGTAACTCTAAAGCAGAATGGCGGAGTTTACGACTTAGTATATGAGTATAAAGAATACAAGAAAAAACTGACGCTGCGGGAAGCCAAGGGCGGTGAAAAGCTAATTGACGGCAGGTTAGTAGTAAAAGCAAGAGGAATTTACATAAATTAGGTTTTTGATAATGGTACTTGACATTAATCTTAAAAAACATTATCTTTAAGCAAAACATAATTAACGTCTCATAGCGAGACACGCAACCGAAAAAGTTGAGGAAGCGAAATCTGGAGAAATCCGGGTTTCGCTTTTTTGTTATATGAATAGAGAAGAAATACTAAAAAAATGTGCAAATAATTTAGCGTTTTTCGGGAAAATAATTTCTCCGCAAACCTATTACTTAGACCCGCCTAAATTTCATGCAGAATTAGATGAACTACTTACTGATAGAAGTATTATAAAATTGCTTATTGAAGCTCCGCGAGGGACTGCTAAAAGTTCTAAGGCTATAATGGCAATATTAGACCATGCTATTTTTGATGAAGGCGATAAGTTTATAATCATCCAATCAAAAACAAGACCGGAAGCAATCAACCGATTAACAAAAATTAAAGATATTCTGAGTTACTCAAAAGAGTTTAGAGAACTATTTGGTTATTGTGGTGAACAAGTAGCTGAAGTTTGGCGCGAAGATAAGATTAGAGTGAAAATAGGTAAGTGGGATGTAATTATTAAAGCTCTTGGTACAGGACAACAAATACGTGGTGCTTTAGAAGGGGACACACGAATTACGCTTCTTATTTTAGACGATCCTGACGATGAAAATAATTGTGTTACTAAAGAACAAATGGATAAGAATTTGGATTCTTTCCTTGGCGGATTACCAGGACTTGATAGAAGAAATGGAAGAGTAATTGTAATAGGCACACCCATAAGACAAGGATGTATAGTAGAACGATTAAGGGGAGCTACTGGATGGGTAACAAGACATTATAGCGCATACAACGAAGAAACAAAAGAAGTTCTTTGGGAAGAAATGTATTCATATAAGTGGTTAATGAATACAAAAAAAGAATTTGAAGAACTTGGCAAACTAAGTAAGTTTTATTCCGAATATATGTGCGAAATAATGGGCGATGAAGATAGACTTTTTAAGAAAGAATATTTACGATGGTACGATGGACATTTAATATTTAAAGAGGGCTTCCCATATCTTAAAATGACACATGAAGGCGAGACCGAATATGATATAAGAGAATTGACGGAAGCCCGGTTAATCCCGGTAAATACTTTTTTAGGAGTTGACCCGGCAAGTTCAACAAAATCGAGTGCGGATTATTCCGTTACATTCCCGGTTTTGTATGACGGTATTTATATTTACGCAGACGACTATTTCCGCAAACGAGTAGCACCCACGGCACACGCAGAACAAATAATTGACAAAATAAAAACCATACAACCTACGAGAGCATTTACGGAATCAGTAGGTTATCAAGAAATGTTAAGAGATTATTTACGCAAAAGACTTGCCGAAGAAAATTTATTTGTATCGGGTTTAGAAACCAAGATAACCCCAAGAACAGAAAAGAGTGCGCGGCTTGAGCGACTTCACCCGATGTTTTTTAACCGTAGAGTTTATGTAAAAAAGAATATGACTGAATTTGTAGATGAACTTATGATGTACCCAAGAGCAAGGCATGACGATTTGATGGATGGATTTGATTTAGCTACCAGGAAATTAGTAGCACCAGACCATAATGTGAAAGAAGAAAGACAAGGTTTACTTAATAGAGATTTTTGGGGAACAAGATTAGAAACAACGGCATGGGCTAATTAAATGACAAGACGAGATTATAAATGTCCTAATTGTGGGGTATTCGAAACAACAACAAGCATTAAAGATGAACCGCTAAAAACTTGTCCTAATTGTGGAGACGGCGTACATCAAGTTTATTCGCCTGAACCGTTAAATACAGTTTGGATAGTTTCCGATGCTATGTCGCCCTATGTAGAGAATGGGAATATACATAGAATATTGAGACGAGGCGGTACGGGCGGTTTTACGAGGAAAATAAAGTAATGGAAAAAGAGAAAGACCCTGAACTTAAAATATCGGAAGATAAGTATAGAGAATACCGCAGTAGTCTAAGAGGCAATTGGGCTACAAGATGTATGCAGGATAGAGCTTTCAAAATGGGCGCGATGTGGAAAGAAGCTGATAGTAAGTTGATGGAATCAAGAGGACAGGTAGCCCCTATAACTAATGAAATAATCCCTACAATTACTTTGGTAGTACACGAACTTACAAAAAACAACCCAAGATTTTACGCTTTAGGTAGAGAAAGAAGCGATACAAAATCCGCAGCGGCAGTTGCTGATTTAATGGGCTATATTTGGGATATTTCTCAGGGCAACGGGCATAATGAATTTGTAGTAACTGATTTTGAAGACATAGGAATGGGTGTATGGGTTGTTTATATCGACCCGTATGCGGATAACGGTAACGGTGAAGTTAAATTAATGTCCGAAGAACCTTTAGATGTTTATGTGAGTCCTGCTTCAAGAGATTTTCATTGCGACGATTCACCTCACAAATTAATCGTAAAAGAATTTTCTGCCGAACAATTAAAAGCAAAATTCCCGAATATTGATTTAAACGGCATTACCCCAATGGACGACCCCGATTTACCGGGACATGATAGAGCTACGCCGGAAGACCAAGCTGTGGGTTATCAAAGAAATGACGATGTAAAATATTATAGAGTAATTGATAGATACACAAAAATTAAAGCAAAGAGATTTCATGTTTATGACCCTAAGTCAAACTTTGAAAGAATAATGACTCAAGAAAAATATATTGCTTTTGCTGATGAGATTGCAGTTATAGTAACAAAACTTGGAAGCGAAGAATATGTAACCGAGCAGCAACAGATAGATTTTTGGTTGGACTTGGTCAGAACATACGGGAATATTTTCCATTCAGTTATTGACCCTCAGACTGGACAACTTGGATTTATGCCCGGTGCAGAAAATGGATTCCCTTCAATACCGAATTCAACGACAAGAGTGGAAGCTGTAACAAAAGGCGATTTGTTAAGACAAGGTATCATAAGATTGAATACCCCATACGTTGATAGAATCAAAAGAGTTTATTCGATAGGCGATAAGATAGTCGCTAATTATGAAATGGAAATAGAAGATTACCCGGTTATAAATGTATTGCTCCACCATTCCCGGAATCCTTACCCGATGGGCGATATTGCTTTAGTTAAAAGTTTACAAGAACAACTTAATAAAATTGATAACTTAATTATCACTTATAACCAAAATATAACTAACCTAAAAATATTTGCGCCGGATGAAGGACTTAAAAAGCAGTTAGAAAAAGACGGCGGCAAAGCAGGTTTCCAGGTTTATAAATACGATCCGACTGACGGCGGAGTACCGATATTTGTACAGTTGACACAAATGAGTGCCTCTTTATACCAGCAAAGAGAAAACCTAATAAGACAGATACAAAGAATTATCGGTGCTTATTCATATCAAGACGGCGATACATCACAAGCTCCAAGAACTTTGGGCGGCAGTTATTTGATGGATGAGATGATGCAGAGACGTACTTCTTGGAAACGTAGAAAGCTTGAAAGAGCATTAGGCCAAGTAGGTACGGTA